CTAGGGGGACCAATCATCATGCAGTACAACTTGATCACAGGTCACAGTCCAACGAACCTTCCGAATGACTTTACTAATGAGCGTTAAGTTGTATTGCTTTGCAAATCTTTTATTTTTTTTGTCGCTCCAGTCATCAGGTGCTTGTCTCTGATCACCTGTATCGGGGTCGACGAAGAATGATGCGCGCCCGAGCTTCTTATGCTGGCGCTCAACGACACGTAATGCTTTTACATTTCTATACTCATCATCTCCTGGTACACCTGCGCCGAAATGATCATCATTATTATCAGTGTCTCCAAACCGTGTCTCCTGATATTCCACAGAGTCTGGACCAAAACTCATACCATTCTCTGCAACAAACAATAGGCGCTCGGCCTTTTGCTTACCATATAATTCTTCAATCTCATCGAGAGTCATCCACTTAGTTTCGAATACCTCGTTCCAAGTTTTAGGGTCAGCGTCCTTTGCATCTGGATCAATGAGTACGTCTAATGGGTCTTTAGCCGTAATACGGATTTCCCCTTCAACGTGATCGGTAAAGTCTATGCGGACATCGAAGTATCCACGACCATCCATAATCAAGCCATCGGAGAACACTTGCTGCTCAACCCAATCCAGCTTGTTATTGTCAGCTATTTGCATATACAACTTAGTCAATGTCTGAGCTACATCTCCATCACCACCTCTTCGGGGTTTAAACTGCACATCAGCTCTTCGTGTGGACTGTTCACCTAGGATTGTATTGACAGTAGGTAAAATAGTATTAATGGTTAGGGCAGGGCGGCCTTCAGCTTCAAGAGCGGCTTGATCTTCTGCGTCCCACTGCTCACCTTGATAATATTCATCACATTTCTGTGCCATATAGACGTAGTCTAAATGCCCATTATCTCTAGCCCTTTCATACCGAGCCCACTGGGTGCGTGTAATTTCTTCTTCTTTCGCAGGGTTTATCTTCGTTGATTTAGCCATTTTTATGCGCTCATTGCCGATTTGGTCCGTTCACCTTTTAGTAATCCAGGAAGTTTGTCTCGCCAGGTTGGGACATGCTCGACCTTTTCTACAAAGGTACTGAACTCTGCCATCATCAAACCAATCCATGCCAAGGCGTCTACCTGATCGTCGTGTACCCCATTAGGAAAGCGTAATAACTCTGCTACCAAAGGGCCTGTAAATTGTTCATCTTTAGGCAAAAAAACCATGCCTTGTTGCATCCGACCTTGGATTGCTCTAGCTCGCGCCTCCTTATCTCTACGACCTGTTTTGAGGTCTTTGAAATATGCTTCATATAACCCTCGTTCACGAACACGCTTCTCGAGGAACGGTCCGAGGGCCATCTCAATATGACCTTTCTCAATACCTATGATTGATGGTTTCCAAACCTCATATAGGTCTAGTATCTGTTCTACTAGTTCAAAGCCATCAAACCGACCACGAACCATATCAACCACATACATCTCATCCTTCTCACTCACACCTACAACAATACCTACGGTGTAGTCATTCCTATCGTTCTTACCAATCGCCAAATCCCATGCGCAGTAGAACTTCATGCGGTCGTGATCAATATCTTCTCGATCATAGTACTGAATCATGCTTCTGGTGAAATAGTCACCATCATCAGCCACTGGGTTTTGTTGGTACAGTGCTGACCAGTCTCGCGGCCCAACCGCTTTTTCAATTCTTCTTAGAGCTTCTTCGTTATACCGTTCACGGTGTAATGCTTCTCCTTGGCTACGGAACTCTTCGTCAACTTCTGCGACTGCTGGGTAGTTAACAACTTCCCATTGTTCTCCATTATCAGCTGCTGCTTTAAGTAGCCGTCCAGCAAGATCATCGTCATGCCAGCGAGTGAGAATAACGAGTATGCCACCACCAGGAGCAAGGCGGGTATACGCCGTCGAGGTATACCAGTCCCAAGTACTTTCTCTAGCATTTGATGATTCAGCATCGTCACGGTTCTTTACCGGATCGTCGATAACGAGGATATGAGCCCCTTTACCAGTAATACCACCGCCCACACCAGCAGCAACAAAACCACCCCCACTAGTTGTAAGCCATGCTTCAGCTGACTGCGACTGTGGATCAAGGCGGGTTTTGAAAGCTGATTTAAAACCTTCTTCACGTAAGAGCCCACGGACTTTACGACTGAACGCCATTGCGAGCGAACCCGAGTAACTACAGCTGATAAATTCGTGTTCTGGATTTCTACCCAAGTGCCAAGCTGGGAATGCCACTGATGCAAGCGTGCTTTTACCATGTCTGGGTGGCATAAAGAGCATAAGTCTTGGAGACTTTTTTTCAGCGACATCTCTTGAAAATTCCTCTAATCGTTTACATATATCTTTGTGTACCCAACCTGCTTGGTAATCAGGGTTAAACCGTTCTACAAAGGGTAATAATCTTTTCCTTGTTAAGAACCGTAAAGCAAGTTCCGCGCGCGCTTTCTCTTCTAATGTTTCTTCCTTCGTGGGCTCCGGTTCGGGAGCCGTGGGCTGTGGTTCTTGCTCCGCGATGTCCGCTTTGCAGTAAACACAGAGTCGATCATCTCCTGAATAAAGGGTTTCAGGGTGCGTCGCTTTACAGCGTATGCATTCGACCTTGTTAACTTCTGTCATATATTAATAGGACTTTGCCTTCGGCTTAGCTTTAGCCTTTTTCTTCGGCTTAGCTTTAGCCTTCTTCTTAGCAGCGTTAGCCTTCTTTAACCTTGCAACTTGAGCTGCAGCTTGCTTTTCGCTGTGTGGAAATTCAGTGCTTCTACCCATAATTAATCACTCTTTGGTTCTAAATAGTTAATATCTTTACCTGCAATCTTCAACAGGTCCTCATCAGACATGCGTTCTAGCTGTTTCGTACCATTTATATTAATATTTACTTGCGTTGCATTGTCTGGAGCAGCCAAACCGTGCAGTTTGACTAGGGAATCGGTGGTATTTTTCATTTCGGTGGCGTTAGCGGAGGAGTTATAGGCTTCCATGTACATAAGATGGGCGTTTTGGTTGGTAAACTTCACCGTTTCACGCATTTCTTCTCGATAATAGTCGAGCGCTTTCTGTACACCTTCTACTTTTGCAGCGGCATAAGCTGCCTGGGGGGAAGAGTACCCCGCACCACGACCCGCGGCGGCTGTACTCATACCTGAAGCCATGAGCGTGACCAGTTTTTCTTGCTGCATGGTCAGTGATCCACGGCTTATGCCCATATACGGCATATGCGATTGGAACTCAGTATGCTCACTGACTAGATCAGTGAACGGTGTTGCTAGCTGTGTCTGTGCCATTGGTGTCTTCGTCATAATCCAGATACACAAAAGTAGGCGCGCCATCAAATTCTGTTGATGTCACCTCTTTTATCCAATCTTCAGCGCGTTCTTTCGTATAACCATGATCCATAAGAATTTCAACGGCTTTATCATAGTCATAAGCAAGCACTTCGCGCGTTCCACGAACTGTTGTTCCAATAATAGCGGCGTCTAAACCGTCAATCGCAACTACTTCTACTTGATGCATGGTACATATTAGCGTTACTAATAACTAATCACAAGAAAAATCGTTAATTGTCTTTACCCACCAGTAAAACATGTCTTCTGGAAGGGTGTGTTTCATCAAATTAATACGATATGCCACTAGTTGGACATTTTCGAAGGAGTAACTCTTGGTATTACTAATACGGTCTATTGACGCATTGAAGTCTTTCCTTCCTGACCCATCTTTATGATGCGTTAAGAACACACCTGACACGGCGCATCGTCCTTTTTGCAGCTCCCACATGCGCGGGAGATCAGCGTTCACGAGTTCCCAACTATGGTCCTGGGCTCGTGCTCCGCGCTTCACGGCTGATTTAGCGTTAATAAAGAGGGCGTTTAGATAAGATTCGTAGCTAGCGGATTCTTTCTTCTGGCGTTCGTGTGTACGACAGTTGGCGCATTCTTTTCGACCGTCGTCTATATTTACTTGGTTCTCGTCCCTTTTACATTTTATACAAACACGCAGTTCCGTCATGGCTAGGGAGATTAGCACAGCTAATATTTTTTTGTATATTTTTTTGTAAATTTTTTTTTGAAAAGTACGTCTATATCACTCATGGACTATCTCCCCTGTTCGAAGATCACGACCCCCGTCCCCCGATTCGTAGACATGGAACCTTGTTTCCGTTTTTGGCTCTGGAACCTTGTCCGTTTTTGCCTTACGGCAAATCCGGTCGGAGTCATTGGTGAATCATTCAACTAAGAACTAAGGAGTTCATCATGAAGATTGCAAAGATAAGCAAGACCTCAAAGCTCAACAAGTTATGCAACGACCCACGAACCAAGAAAGTAGTTGCATTTACCAAGGCTAACTGGAAAGAAGTCTTAGGTGTTGTAGCTATAACGCTTCTACTAGAAGACATCGATACCGCAGCTGATATGGCCGAAGGCAGCTTTATTGTTGACGTATTAACCGCACGAGCTGCAGGAGTCATCTAATGTACAACTCTCACCTTTTCGCATGGTGCGTAGCCGCCTTCTTACTCAGTGCAGCAATCCCGTTCGCGGGATTCGCTTTAATCCCTATCTACATCGTCGTCGACAGACGTCGCCGCCGGGAGCACGCTCGTATTAATAAGCTCGCTACTAAATACGCATTTCAAGCACACAAAAACTGGAGTACTAAATCATGAAGACAGTAACTTTCAAGAACGTATGTTCGCCGAGCAACGACAAGTCAATCATCATCGGCACTAACAAGAAGAACCAGCGATGGTTCTTCGAAGTAGATTCACGCAAAGCCGCGATGCAAGTATGTAAAGGCATTATGCGCAAGAACGGCAAAGTCAGCCTCGCAGGCTGGAAACCGTACACCGTGTAACACGAACCACGGTACATGAAACCCGATCCGCTTCGCGCGCATCGGGTTTTTTTGTGACTTAATCATAGGAGATACAGTATGAACACATCTGAACAGTTCGAGAGGCACTTTAGCCCTCAGAAGTTCAAGGGCAGTGAACAACGTAAGGAGAAAGCCCATGAAAAAATGGAAAGGCATCCTATTCACAGCTATTTATGGTGGGTTGCTTACTTTACACGAGCAGGATACACGGTCCGCGCTTCACGATTCAAGGCTCACGACGCAGTGGCTCGCCGCCTGTAACAGTGTGTGCCAGCTTTGAAAAATGTGTGCCAGGAATATTCTCGTTTCTGGCACACAACAATGTCTTATATATCAATAACTTAACTAAATGCGTGCCATGTGTGCCATGTGTGCCAGCATTTTTGAGTTCCTTTTATGATTTACATATATCCCCGTTTTTTATTTTTCAAATTGAACTTAAACCTAAAAATAGTGGCACACATGGCACACATCTCTGAAAGCCGCATGATTGCTCACTTTTTATCATTTCAATTCTGGCACACATCGTGGCACACAC